GATATGCTGTCTAAGGTTTAAAGGCGCATTGCAGTCTGAGCAGACATCGGCTTGTAGCTCGGCTTCATCTAAGTCGTAACCACACGCCGAACACACCACTTCTATTTCGTGGTGTGGCTCAATCAGTCCACCTTCTAGTGTTTTAGCCAAAATAGTTTTTTTCATATTAGTCCTTATATAAATACTAAATTATATAGCCTTATACCAAATTTAAAACCCTAAATATAAACTGTCTAGTTTTTGCATTTTGTTTGAGTTCCCTAGAATATGATGCCAAACATAAAAACAAGCCCCAATTGCTGTACCGCCATCATAACAAATAGGGTCAATATAAAAATTTATATCTGGAAACGCTTTTACATATTCATAATTATTTACACAGTTTAAAAAATATCCGCCAGACAATACAACGTTGTTGCTTTTAGACATATCTATTGTTTTTTGTATTAATTTAATTGTATGTTTTTTAGTTTCTTCTTGTACTTTTTTTGCAACATCTGCCATTTCTTGAAAATTAAATTTATTTTCTTTTGGGTTAGGTATGCAAGCTAAATTAAATATTGGATAATTTTTATATTCTTCAACCCAAGTAGCTTCTTCATTTAGATTTCCATAAGAAGACAAGCCCATTAATTTACCAGGCTCCGTAAATAAAGTTTTTTTGTACACAAAATTAAATAAACTAGCATATTGGTTAAAAATATGCCCCGAGCCAAAAAGATTTGAAACTATTTGTAGATGCTCTGTTGACTCGTCTATTTTAATTTCTATTTTTCTAGGCTCACAATAATTAATATTCAATGAAGAATAATGTTTATAGTTTGTATTTATTTTATTAGAAGAAAAAGTATAACTAGATTCAATTTCTCTATATGGTTTATGTATATAACTACCAGACCCGTCAATAACTAAAACACCAGAATCTTCAAATCCTGAATTGTAAAACCCATTACATGCATGGTGTAAATGATGGTCTTCTAAACATAATTGAACTTTATCTAGTGTTATATTTAAACTTAGTATGTCGTTTATAATTTTTTGAGAGATTTTAATATCTGTAGATTCATTAAATCTTTTAAACGTAGTAAATATTACGTAATCTATATGGTTTACGTATTTATTTAATTTTAAAATTGCTTCTAGTGTACATTTATCGTCTGCCTCAAAATGTTTAATTTTTTTAAATCTTTCTTCTTCTGCGTAAAAAACAATATTACCGTCTTTAAGTAAACATACAGAAGTATCATGGCTTATATTAATGCCCAATATATTCATATTAATTTTTACTTATAATTATTTTTTGTTTTTCGGGCATGTATAAATATTCTATTTTAGATCTTTTTAAAACGTCTATGGCTTCATTTTCTGTTTCAACTATGACCTCACCAGCAAGATTAAAAGAAGTATTAAATAACATAGGTACGCCTGTTAAATTATAGAATTCATTTATTAAATTGTAAAAATTTAAATTTTGCTTTTGTGAAACAGTTTGAATTCTACAAGTACCATCAACATGAGTAACACAAGGAATTAGCTTTTGTTTATTTTGAAATACATCTACAGCAAACATCATAAATGGTGATTCTTCCAACCTTTGCATATCAAACCAATCATGCACATGTTCTAACATTACACTTGCAGCAAAGGGTCTAAAAGACTCTCTTTGTTTTACCAAGTTAACAGTATCTTTACCTTTAGGGTCTCTTGGATCATACAATATAGATCTGTTCCCTAAAGCTCTATAACCTGCTTCAGACCTTCCTTGAAATAAAGCTACTATATTTTTATCTGCTATTAGTCTTGCAACATCTAAAAAAGTAGTTTTATTTTCTGTCATACAAACCAAGTCACAATAGAATATCGTGTACCGTTTGTTACGGGCATTACTTCATGGGGGTACATAAAATTAGAAGGAAACATTAAAGCATCCCCTTTTTTAAGTTTGTACACTAATTTACGATCAAAAAATGCAAATTCTCCACCTTCGTAATCGTCATTTAATACAAATGAACAAGATACGGCACGGGGTTTATCTTTAAACGAGTCTGTGTGCTGCGTATAAAATTGTCCCACTTCGTACTTTAACAGATCGTATCCAGAGTCTTCTTTAATAGTGCAATGTGTAAATTGTTTGTTATATTCTTTTATAGCTTTTGCAGCGCAAGTAAATAGTTCTTGATCTATTTTTTGTCTTACTTTTTTATTTTTTTCTATAATGCTGCTAAAAGAAATACCAATTGTCAAGCATTGTCTTTCTGCATCGGATTTACCAGTAGCGGTAACAGCTGCAATCCAATCATCACAATTGCTAAACTCGTTAAGTACAACGTCACATAATTCACTTGGAATTACGTCTGGTACAACAATAATGTAGTCGTTAATATTTTTCATTGTTTTTTATCAAAATAAGTCCAAGCATTAGGACCATTACTGCGAACATAGTGTAAAAATACTTGGCTATAGTTTTGCCCAGTAAACGGTGTGTTTCTCCAATGGTCAGCAGTACACCCAAAATAAAGCATTGCATCACCAATATTTAAATTTAAATCTACTTCTTCATTATTTGGTTTTTGAATACTTATGTTCCAAGGTAAATCTCCACCAATATGCACGGTTAAACTTATTTCGCAAGCTGGTCTGTCTCGATGTCTATTTAATACTTCTCCGTTTTTATATATGCGAGCGTAAGTATATGTTGGCAGCACTTGCTCTTCGATTAAATTTGTTACTTCGTTTGTTTTTTGACAAAGCAATTCAAGAAACGGTTTAAAGTTATATATTGCTGGCGAATTAGGGACTTGAGGATCTTTACCATACTGCCCACTAAGTTCTAATTCATAAAACTGTTTTTGCAAAGTTTGAGCATGTTCCACACTAATAAAGTTAGGAACAAACAAAAAATTGTTTTGCTCAAGCTGAGCGTTCAATTATTGCCCCGTTTGCTGCGCTGCTAATATTGCTGCTTGTTCAGCATCATAAGTTTCTTGCCATTTATTTATACAGACATTTGCCCATGCTGGTAACTCAGTAATATCTTGGTTTTGTGCTAAAGCAGATTTATATTCAATGTGTCCTTTATTTGATTCGTTTTCCCCCCACTGCAAAGCGTGAATATCGGCAGGGATATTACATGAACTTAAATCAAGATCGTTGTAAAAAACACCATCTTTGCCAACTGATCCGTCAACAGGGATAATTGTTAGTTTCATTTTCTACTCCTAATTAATTTGGGTTGTTGCGACTCAGAGGCCGCTAAAATTAGTTGGGTATTTACTTCGTTAGCTTTAACCATTTCGTTTCTAAACGACTCGACTGCAGCTCCAGTTTGACGTTGTTGCCCTGAGTTTTCAATAAGCAACATTGGCATCCAAGCTATGGCACATTCATAACTATCTACCTGACTGCCACTATTCATATCGTAGCCTTGCACACGGGTGTACCAAGCACAAGTAAGACCTACACAGTCTTTTTTAATTAATGGACAAAATGTTCCGTTTTTAAGTGTTCCCATTATTAACTTTCGTCATTAAATCTTTATAATCAATGTCTTTAAGTTTAAACATAAGTGTTTTTCTTAACCCCTTAAAAGATTTTGATACTGGTGTAACTCCATGAATAATATTTGAATTAAAAATTACTATTCTATTGTATTTGGGTAAAACTGATTTTTGTATTTCATTTGTATAAAAAACTTTATCTGCAGGATTATTAGAAAATTCTCCAGTATAAAAATTAGTTGCTCCTGACCAATAAGCGTTCCAACTCTCACATAAATAACAAATTACAGTAACATAATTTAATTTTTGTGCATCAATATGTGGATAAGCTTCTAAACCAGAATGTAATCCGTTTAAATATACGCTGTCTAATTTATCTTTACTAACATTAAATTTATCAGAAAAATACTGCCATGCCTTTTCAATTGTTGGTTCAGTAAAATTATCTAAAAACTCTGGGTTTTCTTTTTTAAAATTATTCCCATAAATATTTTTAGTCCAATAAATATCATCGTCACAATCTAATCTAGAAAAATTCCATGCGTAAAAAAGTGATTCTTCTAAAAGTTTATTATAAAAATCCACAGGAAAAAAATTATCAGTGGTTGTAATCTCCATTGTTAATCCTTAGTTGCACGAATGACGTCAATGTATTGAACAGCAAGGTTAATTGCGTTACCACTAAATGTACCCGAACCACTTGAGAAACTAAATGGGTGATTATGTGAGCCACCACCGCCTGTAGCGCCTGTTGTTTGTCCAGCATTATTTTGAGCAGGATTACCCTCTGCATAACCTGAATTTGCGCCAGTACTTCCACCAGAAGGCACTGAATGGTCATGACTAGGAATTTGAGGTACAGAAAGCGTTGTCGCCCCAGCACTACCACTAACTGCCGTAATACTTACCGAACCTGTTGGGGTTTGACTTGCAAATGCAGTTGTAAATCCTACTGATCCACCTGTGCTTGCTGCGCCTGTTACAACACGTAACGCTGAGTTATCGCCAGTAGTTGTATTTTTAGTAAATCCTGTCGGCGCATTAGTCTGCGCAAACAACATCACTGTGCCAGAAGGAAATCCAGAA